CGATTCGATGTTAGAGATCGACGTTAACAAAGACGGCGGTAACATATTATTTAAAAAAAGATTCAAGGACGGCGGATCAACTAATGGTTCCGGCGATAAAGCATTTACTGGAAAAGTAAAAGAGCTTATGGATGATGGCTATGAGTTTGGCGAAGCAGTCAAAGAGGCTATGAGACAGGGATATAAAAACGGTGGTAATGTTGCTCTTATGGAAGCTTCTATACAAAAAATGTACGCTGATCATGGTCAAGCTGTAGTAGATGCAGAGTCATTATTAAAATATAAAAAATCAGTTAGAGATCTTACCGAAGATCAAAGAGGTAATCTTAAAAGAAGATTACAAAAATATAAATCTTTTATAAAAGAAAATAATAGAATGCCTAATGAAACAGAAGCTAGAAAGTTAGGAAGAAAAGACAAAGCTATTACAGATTCTGTTGGAAAAGATGGTAAAGGAGTTACTGAAGAATCTATTAGAGAAAATATGATTAACAAAGGCAAAGTAGTTCGGATGGTGCAAGGTAAAGTTATTTTTGCAGATCCCATTAAACAACAACAATTTGTAGAAGAATTAACTAAACGATATGCATTGTCTAAAAATTCTACTAAATCTAAAAAAGCAAATGTTTTATCAAATAAAGATTTTTATGATAAATTTTTTAAAGGCTACTATTCAGAAAGTAGTGTTAGAACAGTTATTGATAGATTTAAAAAAAATATGGATTTAGAATATAATAAATTAAGTCTTTCTGAAAAAAATATAAGTAAATTGAATAGAATAGCTGACGAAATTATTTCACAAGGTGGAAAAAGAATTAGTGGAACTAAAACATCTCCAGCTCATCATTTATTTCCATTAGGAGATGAATATGTAAAAGCAAATGCTAGAAATTTTGCAATTATAGATCAAAAAACAAATTCAGCGATGCAATCATATAATAAAACATTAAAAAATTTAGTAAATGATAGACAACAAATAATAAAAGATAAAATAGACAACAAAATAACAATAGAACAATTTAATACAAAAAATAATAAAATAGACGAAAGAGCTACAAAAGTAATTAATAGATATAATAAAAATAATCCAAAAAATGAAGGTTTATTAAATTGGAGAAAATTATCTATGATAAATAATAATGAAGTAGTAAGAGGTAAAGCTATTGGTGGAGATTATAAAAGACATACTTTAGATCCAAACAACAAAACATTAATTGAAGATTTAAGTAAAGAAGATCTTAGAAAATATAGAGAATCACTAAAAAAAACAGCTAAATTAAATGATCTAAAACAAATTAAAGGTGTTACTACTGCTGATAAAATTGAGCAACCAGAAAAATCTAAAATTAGAAGTATGTTTGACAAATTTAATGTAGCTAATGTTTATAAAAATGTAAGACCTGGAATTGATAAATTTACCACTATGTTTCCCGGCAAAGCAGATAATGCCATAGCTGCTGCAATAGATTTTCCGATGATGTACATGTCTGGATTACCTCTACCTGCTGCTGCTGCAAGTTCCGCTTCCATGTTTTTAAACAAACCTAATTTAGGTAAAGGAATTAATATAGCTTTAGAATCTGCGGCACTAACTGATGAAGAAAGATTTTTAAAAAAAGCAAATGAAAGAAGAGAAGGTATAGAATCTGTATTAAGAAATGCTCCCGGTAAAGTTAAAAAATATCTTACACAAGGAGAAAAAGCTACATATCAGAATATAGAGGATTACTTGCCAGATGAGGATTTATCAGGTATATTGTCAGTCAAAGGTGTACAATAATTAACAGGAAAGAGATATGGCTAAAATCGAAGACGCATTACCCAACGAAACTATTACTGACGAAGCTTTTGTAGAACAAGAAGTTGACGTTTCAGAAGTTGACGTTCCTACGCAAGAAGGCGAAGCAAATGTAACTATGGATGAAGAAGGTGGAGCAGAAATTAATTTTGATCCTAATGCTATGGAAGGATTAGAATCACAAGACCATTTTTCAAACTTAGCAGAAATTATAGACGAAAGTTATCTAGGTGAACTAGGTTCAAATTTATTTGACAAGTACACAGACTACAGACAATCTCGTGGTGATTGGGAAGACACTTACAGAGAAGGTTTAAATCTTTTAGGATTTAAATATGAACAAAGAACTCAACCTTTTAGAGGAGCAAGTGGTGTTAACCATCCTGTTCTTGCTGAAGCGGTTACACAATTTCAAGCGCAAGCTTACAAAGAATTATTACCAGCAGATGGTCCAGTTAGAGCACAAATTTTAGGAGATGTGTCTAATGAAAAACAAGACCAAGCTACTAGAGTAAAAGATTTTATGAATTATCAAATCATGGATCAAATGCCAGAGTATGAACCTGAATTTGATCAGATGCTTTTCTATTTACCCCTAAGTGGTTCTACCTTTAAGAAAATTTATTATGATGATCTTTTGGGTAGAGCTGTTTCTAAATTTGTACAAGCTGATGACTTAGTAGTGCCTTACTCTGCAAACTCATTAGAAGATGCAGAAGCTATTGTTCATGTTTTAAGAATGTCAGAAAATGAAATTAGAAAACAACAAGTTTCTGGTTTTTACAAAGATATAGAAATTGGTGAGCCACCCGTTACAGAAAATCAAGTTAAAGATGCTGAAAGAAGATTAGAAGGAATTTCTAAAGATGGTAATCAAGAAGATCAATATACACTTTTAGAAATGCATACAGATTTAGATTTAGAAGGTTTTGAAGATATGGGTGAAGATGGTGAGCCTACAGGAATTAAACTTCCATATATTGTAACTATTTTAGAATCTACTAACGAAATTTTATCTATTAGAAGAAATTACACAGAAGAGGATCCTTTAAAAACAAAAATAAAATACTTTGTACAATATAAATTTTTACCAGGTACAGGTTTTTATGGTTTTGGTTTGATTCACATGATTGGTGGTTTAACTAGAACAGCAACTTCTGCATTAAGACAATTATTAGATGCTGGAACTTTAGCTAACTTACCTGCTGGTTTTAAAACTAGAGGAATAAGAATTAGAGATGATGCACAACCTTTACAACCTGGTGAATTTAGAGATGTAGATGCACCTGGTGGAAACATCAAAGATCAGTTTATGCAATTACCATTTAAAGGACCAGACCAAACGTTACTTCAATTAATGGGAGTTGTAGTTAACGCCGGTCAACGATTCGCGAGCATCGCAGACTCACAAGTGGGCGACATGAATCAACAAGCGGCAGTTGGAACAACTGTTGCGTTATTGGAGCGTGGATCTCGTGTAATGTCAGCTATTCACAAAAGATTATACGTTGGATTAAAACATGAATTTAAATTATTAGCAGAAGTATTTAAAACTTATCTTCCACCAGAATATCCATATGATGTTCCAGGTGCATCAAGAAATGTTAAGGTCGCAGACTTTGATGATAAGATAGATGTACTACCGGTTGCTGATCCTAACATCTTTTCTCAAACACAAAGAATTTCTATGGCTCAAATGGAGCTACAATTAGCACAATCGAATCCTCAAATGCATGATCTATACCAAGCGTATAGACAAATGTATGAAGCGGTTGGGGTAAAAAATATCAACGCGATATTACCTCCACCGCAACAACCTACACCTATTGATCCAGCACTTGAAGAAATTGCAGCAATGGGTATGAAACCTTTTCAAGCGTTTCCAGGACAAGATCACAAAGCTCACATAGATTCGCATTTAAATTTTATGCAATCTAACATGGTACAGAACAGTCCAGCTATAATGGGTGCTTTACAAAAAAATATATTGGAAAGAATTAGTTTAATGGCTCAAGAACAAATACAATTAGAGTTCCAAGAAGAACTAATGCAAGCTCAACAGATGCAACAGATGTTACAACAGCAACCACAGAACCAACAATTGGTTCAACAGGTTACTCAACTAACAAATAAGATCAATGCAAGAAAAGCAGTATTGATTGCAGAGATGGTTAAAGATTATATGTCTGAAGAAGAAAAAATTATTAGTGAATTAGGTGGTGATCCACTACTTAAACTAAAATCTAGAGAACTAGACATCAAAGCCAGACAAAACGAAGCAAGAAAAGAGTTTGATGAGAGTAGAATTAGCTTAGATACTATGAGAGCTATGCAAAACCAAGCTCAGTTCGAAGATAAACAAGAACAAAACGAAGAATTAGCTGAATTAAGAGCTGATACTTCGCTTACTAAACAAGTTATGTCAAGTGATGCCGCTTTAGAGAGACAACAAATGGCTGATCAAAGCAAACGGAACGATTTTGGTAGAAACTTTAAGAAAAATTAAGTATAATCAATTATTAAGGAGAAAATTATGATAAAAAAAGCTAAAGACCCTAAAATTACTAAAGAGTTAGGTGTTGGCAAAGATGGTTATCAAACTGGTGGCATCGATATCACTAGTCAAGTTCCAAATATATACGAATCACAAACTGTGACCGTTAGAGGAACTAGAAGAATGAGAGCTGACAAAAAACCTGTTAAGGCTACTTGGTACTAACATGTGGATCTCGGCACTCAAATTAGCCGTTTCCGCTGGAAGTAAAATTTACGCTAACAAGCAGAAGACGAAGATGGCTATGTCAGATGCACAGCTTATGCACGCATCAAAAATGGCTCGTGGTGAAGAAGCTTACCAAGGTCAACTTTTAGAATCAAGAAACTCAGATTGGAAAGACGAATTTATTTTGCTTTTACTTTCGGTCCCGATCGTAATGCTGGGATGGTCAGTCTGGTCAGATAATCCTGTACATATGGAGAAAATGGAGTTATTCTTTATGCACTTTGGAAATTTACCACTATGGTATCAAACAATTTTTGTCGGTGTCATCGCATCCGTCTATGGACTTAAGGCGACACATCTGATAAAAGGAAAGTAACAACGGAGAAAATATTATGAGACAAAATGGCGTAAGATCAAATGTTAGATTTCCATACGGAAAATCTTCAAAAAAACAAGGTGCTAATGATAGACTAGATGAGTCTTTAGGATCAAGAAGAGGAAAAGAATCTACTAAATCACAAAGTTATAAATCTAGAAGAGACGAATCTAGAGGAGCTAGCAAGTAATGAATTCATCTAGAATGAATAGACTTGAAGAACTTGGAAGAGTTGATTCAGAAAAAGCTTACACTAAAAAAGGTAAAAGAAATCTTAAAGACGAAAAGAAAAGAGTTGTAAGAGAAATTGCAGGCTATGCTAATGGTGGAATGGTTACA